GGAATTGCATCGTATTTTGGTTACTCTAAACCATTAAGTGATGCCCCTCCTATGATTGCTTCGCAACTTAAAGTGCCTTTTATGGCTAGTTCATCAGGAGTGTCCAACGCATCTATGTTGGCATTGCGTCATGATAATGCATTGTCCAACGTGGATCTTTCTCCTACGCCATATGATGAAATGTCCTGGGATTATATCAAACAGATACCTTCAATTGTTACTACTTTTAATCTTTCTACTGCTGATGTTCACGGTGATAATAAGCTAACATTCTCTCTTTTTCCGCTTAATTCTTTGATAAAAGTCAACACTCTTGACAATTTTGGTAACAATCTTCGGGTCAAATACGTTTGTCCTGGTGGATATGTTGCACGTTATTTTCGTTTTTGGCGTGGTTCTTTCAAATTGAGATTTAAGTTCATTAAAACTGATTTTCATAATGGTAGATATATGATTACTTTTACTCCATCTCAAACTGGCTCGACTTTACCTACTCCTGCTACTTCAATGTTAGCTATTAGAGAAATTATTGATTTAGCCGGACCTGATGAGATAGAGTTGACTTTTCCCTATCTTTTGAACGCTCAATGGGTTAATTCTCAAGCTGCCAATGCTGTATCTGGATTCGTTAACGTTGTGGCTTTAAATCCATTGCGGGCTCCAGAAACTGCTTCTGGAACTGTTCAAGTTTTGGTTTATATGTCGCTTGGGTGTGATTTTCAAGTCATGGGTCCTAATGATTTTATTGCTGGTAGCACTAACACTCCTGCATTGCCTGCAATTATTGCACAATCAGGGTATCAGACCGATCCGGTTGATAATAAAATCGCTGTTTCTGTGGCTGGTACTACTGGTGTTTGTGGTCCAACCAATACTACAGCGGCCTCTTTAGCTGGTGGGGAAGGTTTCAATTCTTTGAAGCAACTCACTTCTAAATACGCCAATGTTATTGGTAATGGATCTAATCTTGTTACTGATGCCACTGGTCATTTTTATTTCGCTACACATTATTTTGGTATGGCGTATCAAAATACTGCTGTAAATTTTCAGCCCACTGCTTTTGCCGGGGATGTCACTTCCGAGTTAGCTGGTATGTTTGCTTTCTTTAGAGGTAGCACACGTTTTGTCATCACTACAGATGCTGCAGAATCAAGCAAACCTATAACAACATCTCTATCTAATATTTCAACAGCTCAGGACCCATATGCTGCTGGATGGAGTGGTGCCAATTATTCGCTCACGAGTGAACCTATTGCAGCCACTGGTAGTTATCCTGTTCCATATAGAACAATGGCCCCGAGTAATAGTATTACCCAGGTCCATAACTCTAATGTTGGAACCGCTGAAGTTCAAGCCCCTTTTTATAATTCGTACAAATTGGCGCCCGTGCAAATACGTACGAATACAACCCCCTCGACTGGACCAACTTCCGTTGTTCTCTGTCGAGTTTCAACAGCCGCACCCGTAAATGTCTGGGTATCAAGAGCGACAGCTGAAGATTTTAAGTTTACTTATTTCTTGTCTACTCCTGGTATCTTCGATTTTTACTAGTGCGCTAACCCTCTGCCGGGAAGGTGGAATTTTTTTCAACTACTACCGTAGTTTTTTCAAATCTTTCCGATATATACATTAAATTTTAATATGTTTATTTTTCTGTTTATACTCCTGGTGGAGTCTTCCATCATGTTTATAAATTATAAACCTCTATTAAAACGTATACCCCAACCTTAACTCTGGG